ATCATCTTTCTCGATAAGTCTAGATCCACCATTGTCAAGCATTTTCTTTTTATAAACTACTTTCTTCGTGGTCTTATAATTAAAATACATTAACGTACACGTGTCTCTTGAAAACACGCTGTTCTCATAAAATTGAGCAACATTATAATAATCATACCAACCTTGACTATACTGAGTTATCTCTTGTAACTGCTCCTTTGTCAAGCTTTGGTCTATTTTCATTAACTCTGTTATTGGTAAAGTTTTAATCTCTCCCCAATAAAAACAATCTCTAAAGTAAGGATCTTCAGTATAACTATAAACCACATTTGCAGGGTCAACATAAGATATTTTAATTCCTGCTCCTTGAAGAAATTCATGTTTACCAATAGAAATACCAAGGACTGTAGCATCATAGTCAAGTCTTTTACGAATCTCATCGTAATGGTTTTCATCAAACATAGTATTAATAGCTTCTTCTTCAGCAATCTCAATAGCAGGTTTGTAATTTAATTGCATGTATAATGATAACTCCTCATCATTATTAGGTAACTTATTAGGGTCCATTATAAATGGATTTGCACCTGACAAATCTTGTATTTTAGTTAGAGCTTCTTTACCAACCATTTGAGACTCTACTAACTCTTGATGCTTGTTTCTTTTTGCTTGAGACATTGCATCTTGAGAATATGCCTTAACTTTAAAAAGTCTGTTTGACATACCATTTACGATAATGTCAACAAACTTTGGTATTACAGGAACAGGTGTCCAATCTAAATTTAGATATGATAAATCTCCATCAATAGCTAATTCATTCTTATACTTAGCAACTGATTGCTCACCTCTTGCATAAAGTCTTAATCTATGGAATTCTTTCCATTGACCATAATATCTACAAGAGTTTCCATCTTTCCTAAACCACTCATATTGAATAGCTTGACCTACTTGTAACCCAAATTCTTTAGATGCTTTAACCGCATCAGTAGCTAACTGACTCGGGAATGCTGACGATGTTATATCTATTACTACGTTTTTCATGTAATTATTTGACTTGTTGTTCCTTCATTCGAATACCTTGCGAAGTTAACAATAATTTTTGAATCTTTTTTCTCGGGTAAATATAAATGCTTTTGGTTAGCCATAATGGCCAATCCTGAACTAATAGAAGCATCAAATTTTGTTCTGTCATTAATGTCAAACTTCGCCCAATCTTCCAACGTTCTTATGAATGGCATAGTTCCCATTTCGTCAGAATCTCTATAAGCACCTGCCAAATCAAATCCAACATATCTCTCTATATAAGACTCGATTGCAGAAGCGTGAGATTGCTTTACATCTTCAGAAGAGTTTGGTATACCTCCAAGTTCACGTTCAGTTTTACTTAGTTTATTGTATTGTTTATCAGGTCTGTTTAGACAATATTGTCTATAACCTCTGTTTTTAAAATGATACAATAACCTTGGTTTGTTATTCTCTATAAGTATTGGCATACCATAAAATACACAGGCCATTAATACCTCTTCAAAAAATATCTCTGCTGTTTGAGGTCTTGCTATGTATTCTAAAAAGAACTCGTTTACAGGAGCTTCATCCATGTGGAATTTAGTAAGACCATGTAAAGATCCGTTCGAACCTCTACCTCCAACTACTGCAGATATATCATAAGAGTCACAGCCAAAAGAACCTAAGTGTTCATTGCCGGGATACTTAGAACCATTTCGTGTATGAACATTGTTTTGAAGGTGCTTTGCAGGTGTCCAACTTACTAAGAATCTACCTCTTGAATCGGGAGTAAATATAACTTTACTGTCTTTAGCCCCATCTTTCCAATGAAAAGAACCCCTTCTTAAGAAGTGCTCTTTAACTAAACTGTCGTTATAATCAATCTGCTGATATATTTTCGTAAGGTTAAATAAAGATTGTTTACTCTCATCTCTAAACGCATGTGATGTTGTTCTAGGGAACTGACGATAAAATTCATTTAACGCATCAGAATCGCTTTTTAAAGAATCAACCTCTGCTTCCCAATACTCAACAGCTCCATTCTTTATCATCACACCATCAACACCTTTAACAGGAGTCTCAGGTTTGTAGAACACAGGCATACCATAGATGTCTATAAACCCTTCCATGTTCCACTCCATAGGAATGAACAAGCCATATAAACCACTCTTGGTTTGTCCATTAGCATTACGGCTTCCTACCATTGAATCTTCATAAAGGTCTTTGTAGTTTTGACCCCCTTTTGATAATGCATTTGAGGTTGAACCCATCATACATTTTCCAATAATCTTACTACCTAATCTAAGACATGTTTTGGTAACTCGCCAATTGTTTTGTATGTTGTTTGGCTTAACCCATTTAGCACTTTCGTCATGAGCTAAGAATATAAGCTTCTCACCATCATAGGAGTTTTCTTCAGTGTTCTTCCAATCTATCGATGTATCTAATCCATCTATGGCATCATTGTCTATGTCATACATGTTTTTCTTTGTAATCTTAGATGCCGGAACTCTAAATGCCAACTCTGTCTTTGGCTTGTCCATACCATCCATAATAGGTTTAAAGAAGAATGGAAGTCTATTGTTTATGGGAACAACCTTATCAGTAAACATCTTCTTAGCATCGGCTCCTGTTTTTGACAAGATACCAATCCTTGCATCTCTCGCAAGTGTTCCTATGTTCACACATTCAGACGATGACATAAATGAGAATCCTGAACGTCTAATCTTTAGATATATCATTCCAAAGCTTCTCTCATCTGCCTTACACGCTTCCCAAAAAATCCAATAGATTCTATTAGCTTCACGAAAGTCAGGGTATCCAATATCTATGCTAGACCATTGAAGATACATATAGTGAGAGCCTGTTATGTAAGTAGGAGTTCCATTATTCATGAACCAAAAGCCTTGCTCTCTAAAATCAAATTCATTTTCAATGTAATCGACCCATCTGTTTTTAAATTCAGCAGCCATTTCATTCCATTGAAATATAGATTGTATTCTTGAAAGCTCTCTAGGTATTGGTTGTCTTTCCCAATACTGCTCAACTTTTGAAGTACTTCTTTTAAAACATTCTTTTGGTGCTTTAGGAAGAGCGATATTAAGTCCTGATATATTTATTATATCTCCTATCTCTCCTGTCTTTGATATTACTACAACATCATATTGTTCGTTATATCCATATATCCAAGACTTATTACTATTTTTTTTAGTAATAACATTAGAAGGTATATGATCCTTTACTATGGTGTAGATATTATTTTGACCTTCTTTCTGCAAATCCTTGTTTTGAATCAGTTTTATTAATACCTTTTTCAGATAATTCTATGCCTTCTTTCTCAGATTCTATTCTGTTTAAAATCTCGAATGCATCAAATATAGCTAATTTTTTTGTAGCAGCAGCATTTTTTAATTTGTCTGCCGCCAACTCTCCTCCAATATCATCAATATTTAAGATAGGTTCTTCAGCTACTTTTATTAACTCAAGTACTGCTTTATGTCCGGCAGCAATAATCTTTAGTTTTGTTTCTTTAGGTGTCATAGCTTCATTGTTATTTGGTGGTCATACATTCTATACAACTTCTCTCCATCAACATTGAATTCATATTCACTATCAGGAACAAAACAAACTGAATCTCCGGCTTTAATACCTTTCGTTGAGAGGTATTCGTTTGTGTACTTCATAATACCCATCAATGGCTCTTCTGAGAAAGGCTTAGAGATATATGAATCTACTGTGGGGATTGGTTTTACAAAGCAATACTTATCATAAGCATACCACACATCTGCTTTCTTATACATGAAAAATTGGTCCATTTCAATAAAAAACAAATCTTCTTTAAAGAAACTTTTGCCACTTTTCTGTCTGCCTTTAATATCGTTATAAAATTTGAATACATTGTGATGTACAAGAAGTATATCACCTTTTGATATATGACCGGTATATCCTAATGGTATTTCAACAACCTCGGCATATCTATTAGAGAACTTATGATCTTCTTCCGATGTACTAACTATAAAGTCAATACCGCCTATGTCTTTTGTGTTGTCATAGCGTTTACCATTTACAGGCTTTGCTATAAAATAAAATGGAGATTTCATTAAAAATTTATATTATATTCGATTGAAATAGGTACAGTAGGACTAAACTCCTTCCACAAAACTACTTCTTCTTTTTGATTTATAATATATATTAATACATCTTTTTTATTATTTATCTTAATAAGATGAATTTCATTACTATCTCCAAGTACTTTTTGTCCTACTATGTAGTGCATTGCACCACTTTTATAATCAGGACCCACTGATATTTTTCGTATATCCATTTTATTCTTTATTTCTAATTGCTCTTATCAAGTCAGCTATAATTATTGTAATACAAGCATAAAAAAGCCAAGAAGATATAAAGTTTATATTTGTATAAAAACAAGCCAACAAACAACCAAAAACTCCACCTATTGCGGTTCTCTTTACATCGTTTTCATCGTGTTGAATACCAAAGGCGATATTATTAAATAACTCCCAAAATGCACCCATTCCACCTCCAAATATTAATCCTATTAATATTGAGCCAACTATCTTTTGCCATAGCCAAAAGTCATACACATAAGTAGCGTTTGCGAAAGTGTAAATAAAAACAAATCCAACTACGTAATGAGCTATATTTCTAATTTGTTTGTTCTTCATCATAAGGTTGTTTATCATACCAATTCCATCCATCAATAGGATAGGTATAAGTGTCTTTTAATTTTTTTTCTAATGTGTAAGTAGGTGCATATACAAAATTTGGTGCATATTGCCAATTCTCATCTTCTAATTTGTAAAATCCTGATGTATCTTCCATAATTATCCTGTTATTGTCCATCCGCGAGACGTTAATACTAATCTATCTGCTGCGGTTAATCCTGCTGCCCCTGTACAGGAAGTTATATTAATTGTTTTTGATATTACTGTTCCTTGTAATGCAATATCAGCAAATAATGTATTTAATGCTGCTGTTGATAAATTACAAAAAGAAATATTTATTTGAGGAGATGTTCCTGTCCATTGTCCTGTTGAAGCATTTACTAACCTTAATGAATTTAATAAATTAAAATTAGTTGATGATTGACCATTTAAAGTTAATTTACTTAATGGGCAATTAAACTGTAACGCAGTTTGTAAATTCATAAATGTATTTGAGTCACCTGTTACAAGTGGTGTCGCAGTTAAACTACCAAAATTATTTAAATTATTTATTGTAGTTAATGCTCCACAATACTGAAATGCATTAGCAAATGTTGTTAAAGACGTAGTTTGTGTTGTTGGCAAGGTTATTGTCTTTAAGGATGCGCATGATTGAAAAGCATTTGCATAAGTTGTTGTAGCTGCTGATACAGTAGCGGGCATTGTTATTGATATTAATTTAGAACAATTTTGAAAAGCAGAACTAAAATTTGTACAAGTACTCATTGATGTAGGCATTGTAACAGATGTAAGTGAATAGCAAAATTGAAAAGCATTTGCTAAAGTTGTGCAACTATTCATTATAGTTGGAAAAGTTACACTTTCTAATTCAGAACAATTAACAAAAGCACTTGCTAAAGTTGTAACTCCTGTTAATGATGTAGGCATTGTAATAGTTTTTAGATTATAACAACTAGCAAAAGCATTTGACATACTTGTTATATTATTTTGACTATTATTTGGAAGCGTAATAGTTGAAACGCTATCGCAAGCAAAAAAAGCAATAGCTAAAGAAGTAATATTATATGCACTTGGTATTGTTATAGTTGTAAGTGAACGACAAGAATTAAAAGCATTATTCATATCAACGTTACTACCCATTGTTGTGGGCAATGTTAAAGTGTCTAAATTAATGCAATTATTAAAAGCTTGGGACATGCTATTACAAGCGGTAAATCCACTTTGAAAAATAATCTGACTAATTGCAGAGCAATATAAAAAAGTTGAATTTAAAGATGTAGCATCAAAATTTGTAGGAAATATTAAAGTTCTTAAACTAAAACAATTATTAAAAGCGCTTGTCATTCCATATCTTGCATTTGCTGAACAAGTAGATGGTAAATATACATTTTCTAAAGATGTGCAATTACTAAATATACTACCTATATTTACTGCTGTTGCAGGAGATACAGGACTTGGTAAAGAGTTAAATTTTATCCATAACAAGCCAATGCACCCACTAAAAGTAGTACTTAAATTAGTACAAGTATTTATACTAGGTATTGTAATGTTTTTTAAGGAAACACAAGTAGCAAAAGTATTTTGAAGTGTTGTGCAACTGTTTAATGTTGTTGGAAAAGTTACTGTTCTTAAAGAACTACAATTTGCAAAAGTAAGACTTAAATCAGTAATTGCAGTAGCATTGGTTGGAAAAGTAATATCTAATAAATTAACGCAATTTAAAAAGCATGTTGTAAAATTGGTAAGATTGGCACCTGATGTTGGCATAACTAACACAAACAACTTTATACAATTCTGAAAAATATTAGCCATACTTGTATATGTAACTGTTGTTGGTAGTTTAACATACTCTAAATAATTAAATGAACTAGCACCGGTAGAACTAGATGTTGATGTAAATATAGGCGAAATTGAAGTACAAGCACCATTTCCATAATATGCTTCTAATAATCCTATAGTATAACCTACTGAACCACTTACACTAGCTGCTCTTGGGGCAACATGGTTGCATTTAGTAATTACACTTGTAGCATCAGCATAAACTCTTATTTTAAAAGTTGTATAACCTCTTGAACAAGGTGTTCCTGTTCCTATCGCATAAGTGTGATTTGTAAATATATCTGTAGCAGTTGATATTGTATCTATTACTCCATCTCCCCAATCAATATATAAATTTGTTCCACTATTTTTAGTGAATGTAGTATTGATTGTAAAAGTTGCTAAATCAGTATCTGCAACTAAAAAATGAACTTCATTTGCTGCATCTGTAATAGTAATCCAATCAACAGGTCTTACCCAATTAGGAGGAGTTGGTTTAGGTTTTAAATAACTTTGTATTGGTAATTGAACTCCCATATTATAAAATAAAAATTACTATTTCTCCTACTATATTTGTTTGTGGAGGAAATAAAGAATAAAACTTACAAGTTCCTGTTGCTGCATCTATTTGTGGTAACATTCTACAAGTTGAAACCTCATTAATACTTGCGTTGTTTGGGGTGAAATTTACAAATCCTGTTGATACTATGTTAGCATTAGTAAAAGTATATTCATAATAACTACCTACTAATGTCCAAGAACCAAATGCTAATGTTTGAGATGCAAGTTTTACTTGACTTGAACCTCCACCGCCGCCACTATATTGAGGAATATTTAAAGTTGCTCCAACTAATGTAGCAGGCCCACTTGTTCCTGTTGTAGTTAGTGTTATTGCATTTTGTTTACCATTAAATGTACTCCAATTTGCTGAACTTAATGCGCCTCTATTTGTTGCACTTGCAGTTGGTAGATTAAACGTATGTGTTGTCCCTACTGAAGATATATTAAAATCTGTACCACTTCCATTAGCAACTAATGTTTGTGTAGAACCTGTTAAACTATTAATAGCAGTAATACCTGTACCTGCCATTATACCGCTCTGTTGTGTAACTGTAAGTACTACAGAAGCAGTAGATGGAGGAGGACTCCCTGCAGGTTCAAATGAAATAAAAACTGCTGTGTCTTGTGTACTCCATACAAATTCATAATAATCTCCTGCAATAGGGTCAAGTAAAAAATTCCAAGAAGGAAGTGTATGTCCATCAGATGAACCATGCTTAGGTGGTACTAAAATCACACCCGCAGATCCGGGCACATCTACACCATTCTTTCTAAGCCATATTGTTACATCATGCTCGTTTGCTGTGGGATTTCTAAATTGCGCTGACCATTGAATATTATATATCCCTGTATTTGCTATTGTAACTCTTGAATTGCTAACTACCGTAACGCCATTTGATAGGTCAGTTACTCCTAATCGCATTGGATAACCTGTGTTAATAGCTGCAGCTGTTTGATCTGTTACATCAGAGAATGCTCCATAATAACCTGTAGGTGTAGCAGCAGTATTTGTTCCCCATTTTAATCCTGTAGCAGTTGAACTATCTGCCAATAATACTTGCGTATCAAGTCCTATAGGAAGTCTTGTATCTACTGTGGCATTTCTTGTATACAAATCTCCTTTAGTTGTAAGAGGAGAAATTGGTATATCAGAAAGCAAAGCTATTGTGCCACTTGCATTTTGAAGTGTTTGAGTATTTGTAGCTGTAATAGTAGTAGGCGCTTTTAAATAAAGACTGCTACCACCAACATCTGAAAATGCAATATTATTACTCGTAGATATTGATATTTGTTTATTTGTAATATTATTTGAAACAGAAATATAACTATTTGATAAAATTGTTGAAAGAGGTGATACTCCATTCTGAAGGAATATAGAATCTGTAGTAGTATTACCTGCTGTTGTTACTTGTTGAAGTGTTGGAACAGTTACACTTGGTAATGTAGCAAACGTACCATCTCCTCTAATGTATTGAGATATTGTACCTGTTGGATAAGGATAATATGATGTAGTGTCTAATGCAAATGTTCCTGCAGCAGTCATCTTTACAAATGGCGTACCTGTAGTCCATGTAGGATAATTTAATGCACCCCATGTACCTATATTAGAAGTTAAAGCTAAAGTTCCTGAAGCATCAGGTAGTTGCAAAGTTCTTACACCTGTTAATAAATCTGACCTTAAACCTGTGTACCCCAACGAAGTTTGAAATCCTATACTTGCATCTTGATAAATATAAACAGACTCAAAGCTATTAGTTATTTGTAGACCACTGTAAGGTAGATAATATAAATTATAGTTAACATCAAAGTTATCACTAATTCCAAAACTAAATCCATCTGAATATAAGTTCCCTGATGTTATACCTGCAACAGTTATTGAATCTGTAGTTATGTTTCCTGCATCAGTAACTTGTTGAAGTGTTTGAGCACCTCCGCCTGTAGTAACAGAACCATCCGCCATTAAATACTGTAGGTTTGTACCTCCTGTTTTAATAAATGAAGTTGCAGTTACATTACCTGTTAAATTGATATTATTAGTCGCTGTGTTACCAACAGATAATACATCACCTAACCCCGGTGTTGTTGAAGTAGGAGCATTTACCCATCTTATACCTGACGCTGTTTTTGAAAGGAATTGACCTGTTGTTCCAATACCTGTGGTGTCATCTTGTATATTCCCCGGTATTATTCTTGTTGAAGTAATGTTCCCAATAAGAGTTATACTCTGAGTAGCAGTATTTCCTGCATTAAGAACTGCCTGAAGATTATCTACCGGCAAATCAACCCAATTTATACTTACAGCTCCTTTGCTAAGGAATTGAAAAGGTAATCCTTGACTACCACTTGTATCCTCAATATTATCAGGTCTTATTAATGTGGTATCAATAGTGCCTACTAATGTAATGTTTTGAGTAGCAGTATTACCGGTATTAAGTACTGCTTGTAAAGATGCTGCCGGAAAGTTAGATGAAAACAAATTCAACAACTCCCCTAACGAAAAGTTCTTTGTCGCAAGAGGAGTAGCTGATGGTATTGGCCGAGGAGCTTCTGTCCCTATTAACCTATCGCTTAATTGTAAAGGTGAGTCCGCTAAGGAGTAAGTAGCTATCTTCGACATTATGTATTGTATTTTTAATTGTAAACTCTAATTTCCACATAAAGGTTCTCTATGTAATCTACATAAGCTCCTGAAGATGAAAGATTTGTTTGTACAGAAATCACATTAGCGCTAACATTTGTTGTAGAAGGAGCAATAATAAGATATCCATTATTTACACTTGTTATAACTACTGTTTTTCCTATTGTAAAAGCAGAAGCAAGAGTAGCTGAATAATTACCTGTTGAATTTCTACTCCATACTATAGATCCTATATTATTTTTTAAAACATTTGCAGTAACGGTTGAGCTATTAGTACAACTAATAAGAGCGCTATATACTTTATATCCATCTCCTAAAGCAAGTACATCTGCAATAACAAAACTTTTTGTTGCGTCAGAATTACTAACATCTGTTCCAATAACATAATCATCTAATGCAGGAGGTATCGCGTCAGGGTATGTACTAATCTTTGCCATTTCTTTTTAGTTTAAAGTTAATAGATATAGAATCTTGTCTACTAAAGCAATCATCTCGTCTATAATGTTTTGTAACTCTGATGGATAATTGTTTCTCTCAGTATCAAGAGTTGAACGTAACTCTTTTAAATGAGAAGTAGCATCTGTATTTTTTGACTCAGGAATAACTATCTCAACTCTTTTGTTTCTACCAAAGTATGCCTCAGTAAAAGTGTCAGTTAAATCAAGTATTCCATCATAATAAGCGTTTAATGCTTTGTGCTCTGCAAACGATGTTGTTTGAAGGTGTGCGATGTGCATTGCATCTCTTGACTGAAACAATGTTCCAATAAATTTTCCCGGTGTCATAATTACTCTGTTTTTTGTGTTACTTCTCCTGTTTGAATATTGATAACAGCATTAGCTCCATATTTCTCAATTAATAATTGTTCGTGTGCAGAAAATTGAGCTTTAATTTCATCAACAATTCTAATTAATGTTTGCTTTTGCAATTCAGCATCAGCAATTGCCATTTTTACTTTGTTAAACTCTGCGTTTAATTCTTGAATTTTTACTAATTCTTCTTGTGTTACTTTCGTGTTTTCCATTTTTGATTTAATTTAATTGTACAAATATATAAATTTTAAAATAATGTTCTGTTTATTCTTTTGTAAGTGTAATATCCTAATCCAATAAGCAACAAAATTAAAAGCCACCACCAATTATTTGATTTCTTGTCGATGTCTTTTTTTACCATCTCTATTTTTACGCTTTTTTTAACTGTGGTTTCAATTGAGGCTTTTTCAGACACTTTTATTTTTGTGGTATCTACTAACACCTTTTTTGTTTTTTTGTGTCTTATCTTTACGTTTTTGTACGTTATTCCATTCACAATCATAGGAATTGTATCAGATACCGGACTTATCTCAATTTCATCAGTATCTGTAACAACACTAATGTGATTATCTTGAGTAGTAACTACTTCTTGTTTTGTTACTGAAGTACTGTCTGATTTAATTACAGTATCTATTTTGTCTATGTTTACCTTCCTTGCTCCACAAGAAGTTAATATTAAAAAAGAAAGTATTAGTATTTTTTTCATTAGTCTTTTATTTGAAAGTGCATCCATTTTTTATTTTTACTTTTTACCCTATAATATATTGTACTTATCAATATGTTTAATTCTCTACTAGCTTCTGAGTATCCATTATATTCAATACCATTGCATATTATTTTTACACTTCTATTATGTTCTTTTCCAAATTTACCTTTAAATAAGCTACTTACTGTTTGTTTTTTTAATCCTAATAAATAAGCGTGTTTACAATTTTCACTTCTTGTACACCATTCTAAATTATCTAATTTAATATTTAATTTATTACCATCTTTATGATTTACATTTTTTTTACCATCAACCAAAGGTAAAAAACCAAAAGCAAGAGCTCTGTGAATAAAATATCCTTTATTTTTAATGTTTAAAAAATAATAACCACTATTAGAAATAGTAGTTTTTAATATTTTATTAAAAGGACTTTTAACTTGCCCTTCAATATTTATCAAATAACCATTTGGCAAATACTCTGTTTGTATAAATTTTTCCATATACAAATATACAAAAATATTATATATGCTTATAGGTTATTTTTAAAAATTCATAACTTATTGATTTTCAACTCTTTACCTGAAAGTGCATCCAATCAAAATTCTTTTCTCTACCCAATGACTCAAATCCGTGTTTATAGAAGATGTCAATCATTGGCTTATATTCAGGTCGTGCAAATCGTGCAGTCTTTGATGTTTCTTTTAGTTTATTTCTTCCCGGATCCAAATCAACTGCTATTCCCCAAGCATGCATTGACCAAGCAGAACCACCTCTCATTTTTCGGTAGTTGAAACAACCACCAAATAAATCAATGCCTAGCTCTCTGATTTTTTTAAAACCATACTCAGCTAATATATCTGTAAATGCTGCTTTAAACTTATCAGCTACTAATTTATGACACATCATTGTAGTTACTGTGGTGTCAGTGTCCCAAGCAAGACGCATAGGGTATGGAAGTTGAATCTTTACTAAATAATTAACCCCTGTTTCATTAGGGGTTCCATATTTTTTAATAATCTGTTGCGTTGTCATTCTTTTAAGTCGTCTATATTTGATTTAATTTCTTTTGCCCTTAAAAATACTTTTTTAAGAAGTTTCCAAATGTCAATTTTAAAAGTCTCTTCGATGTTCTCTTTTATAGATACCAACTCTACAAAAATTAAAAGTATAGCACATATTTTTGTAAACATATATGTTATTCCAAATGACCTAATTATAAATTCATTCAAAACATACTTATCGATAACGAATAGAAATAAAATACATACTTCATATAACGCCATCTTTGATATTATATTTGATAATATTCTGCTACGAATACTACTCCAACCTTTTAATTTTACACTTTTAAATATTCCTGTAAAAGTGTCTAGCACTATTGCTGCAGCTACAGCTATTAAAAGACCTTGTATTGGCACAAATAATAATACTATTGATGACAATATATAATTGATATATTTCATTATCTTCCCTGACCTCTGTACGCTTTCACGTAGTTCTTACTCGTTTTAAGGGTACTCGTTTTTGTTTTAGATGCTACACCTGACTTTTTTGGTTTAGCTTGATAAGCACTCTCTTGCTGTTTAATCTTTGCCATCTTACCAAAGAGCTATAACATTAGTAGCTGAAGTTGATGTGCTTCTCAATCTTAATGCCTGAATAGGTAGTGTTGTTCCTGCAGGTACTGCAAAAAAAGTAGCTATATCTCCACCAATTGTAACAACAGATACATTACCTGCCCCTCCAATATATAAATTACATCCCGGATTGCCTAATCCTGTTTGTGGAGATGCTTGATAAATAGTATATAGTTTAGCTGTTGCTGTAAAAATATTTGCGTTTAAAGTAAGTTGAGTCTCACTGTCTACAGATACCACAGTTGCGGCAGTTTCGTCTGTATCATTATGAACAATATCTCCTGTTTTAATGTTATTGGTAATAAATAATCCTGTAGAATCAATCAACTTAGATGCCGTTGCCGTTGTATTTGTTCCTGTTTCAATTACTGTAGGAAAAGGTATATCTGCATTATCTGATTTATGAGTTCTTAATGCTCTTGAAAATGTTGTTTTGAATACTGACATTATTTCTAATTTTTGTTATATAATATTTTGTTTACTAATAAGTTTGGATCGTTTAACTTTTCTTTTCTTGCGTTACAACCGCATTCTTTCCCTGATTTTTTAGCAACAAACTCAACGGCCTTTTTAATCCCTGTAGCTGCAGTTACTTTCTCAATTGTGTCTCCTAATCCTTGTGATTTCATTTTGTAAAGATATTAAATTTTTGAAACTTTTTTACCCATGCCTACTTTTGTTTTCTCCGCTTTCTTAGCGGCTAATTTTGAAGGACTTATCTCAGATATTGTCTTTGGTGTTTTTGATGACACCTTAATTTTTGGTCGGCAGTATTCATTCTTACCACCTGCGCCACAAGCCTTGCCTGTTCTTGTATCTGTCCATTTCTCTGCCTGCCATCTTTTTAATGATGTGCCCTCTTCAGTCTTTCTTACAGTACCCGAGCCTTTCCGACATTTAGCAATCGCTTGAGAAGCTCTTGCCGATGGAAAAACATCATACTGAGCCTTTACTTTCTTATAACACGCATCTTTTGGCATTACTTTTTCTTTATAGGTGGTTTTACATTTCCTTTTAGAAACTTCATCTTACCATCTAATGATTTCTTAGACTCGTATTGTTTTGCTTTTGCAATTACTTTCTTCATAGTTAATTTTTTTTATATTCTCCTTCAGACCATTTTGCTGCGTTTTGTTCACTTTTAAATTTATAAAGTTCTCCTCTTGCTTTTGCTGTATCAATAGCTTCTTTACCTTTTAATTCAATCCAATCTTTAGGATCATGAGACTGAGTACCTTTTCTATCTCTTGGATATACAGTAGGATAAGCTATAGCACCATTATCTGTTGTAGAATATGCCATTCTATGACTAGATCTTGTGCCATCTTCATTTTGACGATATTGCCCTTTTACCTTTTCCCATCTTTTGGCTTTTTGACGAAGTTCATCTTTTGGTTTTTCTTGAGGCGGTATAATTTTTAAATTTCCCATAACTTAGTACTTTCCTCTACGGTTACTAGGATTACTTGTGGTAGAACCTCCCGGCCCTGCCCATAGATTTTTACATGCCCAATATCTTGGGGTTAGTTTATCATTTGCTGTATCACAACTATGTCTTGCCTTAAAACTCTTACGAGCTGCAGCACTATAATTGTTACCATAGCCTTTAGCTCCGAAGTGGAGGAGTTTCTCTGTTCCTCCACTACAAGCTTTTACCATTTTTTTCTTTCCCGGTCTATCTGATGGGACAGGTCGGTTGCATTGCATTTTAGACTTGTCAGCCATGGCTTATTGTCTAAATGCTCTTGTATTATGTCCCGGATCTTGAGCTGTCTCTACAACAGGAGTCTCATCTACTACAACTGTAGTCTCTACAACTGTAGTTTCTTCTACAGTATCTTCTTTTTTCTTTGCCATCTTAATCACAATAAGGTTTATTACTTTTCATTCCTTTTCCTTTAGCGATATTCAGAACTTTTTGAACAGTTCCTTTACCGCTACCTGACATACCACCTGCTATTTTCACTGAAATTCTAGTGTTGTCGGTTGTACTTGGTCCTTGCAAACGAGCTGAACCCGGCAAGTTTGGTGTATCTTTAGCCATTATTTCTTCTTCATTGAAGGTTTAACCATTCCTTTCATAGCTCCTTTCATAGCAGTTTTTGTTGCTGCAGCAGGTGCTTTCAATTTTGATGATGCCGGTAATTTTGGTGTTGATTTTTTCATTTTTGTTTAATATTTAGTTGTTATTTTTTTACTCTTTTTGCAACTGTTTCAGTTGTTGGTCTATAGTATTGTTTACCCAACGTGTTTTTTAAAGATGCCAAGCCTTGAAGCTTTCCTGCGCCTGTATTAGTTTTTCTCTCTACCTTAGTTTTTTCTGCGGCTCTTTGTTCTCTCTTAGCCTTCAATCTAGCAACTGATGCAGCTTGAAGTTCATCCAATGCATTTACCGGCGTTGTAACCATCGGTGTTCTTGCTAATGGAGTGTCTCTATTTTCTTTTTTATCTGCCATGACTATTGTTGTTGAGCCTGTTGTTGAGCCTGTTGAGCTGCTTTGGAAGCTGCCTTGGCAGCAGCCATCTCAGATATTTGTCTTATAGCTGCATCAGCAGTAGCTTGAAATTTATTCGAAGGCATTGATCCCAATTGATTATTAGGTTGCAATCCTGTGCTAACAGGCATCGGCTCCGGTGTAGCCGCTAATGGAGTATCAGGTCTTTTAATATTTGTTTTCATATTATTTATTTAACATAATCAGATGGCTTAATTCCATCTGAACCACTTATTGAAGATGGTTTTCTGTTTAATCTCTCTCTAGCTTCTTTAGCTAATTTTTCAGCTTTTTTCTCAGCTTCTCTTTTTTCTACCCTTTCTGTCAAACTACCACCTGTATTTCTTCCTGCTTGTATTGCAACCTGTGTTTGTAAATACAATGGTGTTGGCTCAGGCGTATTAGCTAACGGATAATCTCTATTTGTTTTTTTTGGTTTTTCTTGCATGGTTATTTTTTTTTAATAGCGTTTTGACCTTCCCATCTACCTTTTTCAACGTATTCGTTTGTGCCTTCGTATTTTTTACGTAAATCTGAAACTTTACTTCCCTTTAAACCTTTTTTAAATCCTAATCTGTAATCAGCACTGTCTTTAGCGGTAGAAAGGGTTTTTGTATCTCTTCCCTCTGCATTATTTACAGCAGTTCTTGCTAATCCTAAATTTTTATAAGTAACGTTAGGCTCAGGTGTTGCAGCTAAAGGAGTATCGGGTCTTTTTGATTTTGGTTTTTCTTGCATGATTATTATTTTTAATTAATAACTTTGTAGCAAATATATAAAAAAAAATCAAATGAAATCAAATCAAGACGATTACATGAAATATTGGAGAGTAATTCGCCAATTTGCAAAAGTTAAATACGAACTAACTCAGTCAGACCTTGACATGATGTTTTTCCTATACTCTGAAAAATATTTTGATAGAGCAAAGTTTGCAGAGTTCGATACCCTACTAGATTGGGATATGAATAGGTTTGAGAGCCTAAGGAAAAGAGGTTGGATTGAAGTTTTCAAAATGGGAACTAGAAAGGCTACATACAAACTCTCAATCAAAGCCACAAGAGTAATTCAGTCCCTGTATAGAAAACTAAGTGGGGAAGAAATCCCCACTAGTAATTCATTTAATAGAATGTTTTTAAAGAATGTGTCATATACCGATAAAGTGTATCGCGATATGATCATCAAGATGAACGAAACTATAAAACAACGACGACATCAGTCTCCCGAATAATCGTACACTGCTCTCCGTTGATTAGCATTGTGAAACTATGGCTTTTGTCATAGTATATCTCATCGTCTTTCTTTATGTTTAACACATCAGTACCTGATGCCAAAACAATAGCGCGTTTGTATCTGAATTGATTCGCATCTTCGGCAGATAGTATCATGCCCGATTGTGTTTTCAATTCTTCTTCAACTATTTTGATAACTATAAATTTCCCTATTGGTTGCATAGTTAGTCGTTTATAAATTCAATTCTTGAATCCAAGGCATAAAGATACAATTCCATTGCATTGAACTGATTTATCAATAAAATTCTATTGATATTTGTCAGCTCATCGAACTTGGGATTGTTGTCAATAAAGTCCTTTAGCTTTGATGTCTTTTCTGCTAAGTCTGCCTTTTCTTTTTCTAATTTTTCAATAAGTGTACTCATTTTGTTTGTTAGTTTATTTGCTCATAAGAACGAGCCATTGTTATAATTGCATTGGTGCTCAAGATTGTTACAGCGACAGACACTGAATTTTGAAGTGCGCTACGCGTCACCTTCAGCGGGTCAATAACACCCATCTTTATCAAGTCGCCAAACTCTTTTGTCTTCAAATTATACCCATGCCCTAACTCAATACCAACAGGATATACGTCTGATGGCTTTAACCCTGCGTTTGCCAATATCTGTTGGAACGGCGCCATAAGAGCATCTCTGATGATTATACTTGCAACGTCTTTCTCTTCTGATTGCTCTGCTGTTGTGCCAATTATTGCACTCTCTTCAAGTAATGCCTTACCTGCACCGGGTAATATACCCTCCTCAAGAGCACTTCTAACTGCGCAAACTGCGTCATCTACCCTGTCATATAGCTCTTTTTGCTCCAAATCTGTCTGTCCACCAACAAATATAACCCCTATTCCACCTGTTAATGAGGCTATACGCTCCAATAGGAAGTCTTTATCGCCCTTTTTAGTGGCATTTTTGTATGCATCACGTAGTTGTGCTACCCTTTCGTCAATTAACTCCTGTTTTGAGCGTGCATTTGACTTAATGATTATGGTTTTGTCGTTGCTAACTATGATTTTTGAAGCATGACCCAAGTCACCGAAGTTAATAATGCTCAAATCGTCTCCTGTTTTCTCACTGAAGTAGGTAGCACCCAAGCTTACCGCAATATCATGCATCAGTTCGTGTTGCTTGTACCCGAAACTAGGCGGTGCAACAGCACATATCTTCACATTCCCCTTCATAACGTTAGCCGCTAACGTGTTTATCACAGGAGCAGCACAAGGAGCGATTATCAACAGTTTTTTTCCTTCGGAAATAATTGGTTTCAATATGCTCTCAATCTGCAATATGTTCGATATCTCCATATCAGCAACCAATACCATAACATCCTCAAACACGCACTCATCTTTTTTAGAATCGTTGATGAACATCGGACTCAAATACCCTCTGTCAAATTTCAACCCCATAGTGGTCTCCGCATAAGTCTCATCACTTTGGCTTCTCTCCACCGTTACGATCCCTGTCTTGCCCACATCTTTATACACCTCAGCGATTATCCTCCCAATCTCCTTGTCGTTGTTCGCAGAAATTGAAGCTACGTCTGAAAGCATAGCGTTAGTAACCTTCTTACTCTTCTTCTTTAAGTTCTCCACCACCTTGTCGCTTATCTCCACCATGCTGCGAAGCACCTCCGTACGATTGTGGTGTGGTTTGATATGCTCAAGTCCTCCCAATACCAATCCTTCAGTAAGCACAATAGCAGTTGTAGTACCATCTCCTGCAGATGTAGCAGTTCGGTCAGCGGCCTCCTTCATCATTTTAACCGCAAGGTTCTCCGAAGGATCTAATAAGTAAATTGATTTTGCAACAGTAACACCATCTTTAGTAACTGTGATACCATGAGTATGGTCAGGAGATTCAATAAGCACAGTGTTACCATTTGGTCCCAATGTACTCTTTACAGCTTTCGACATCTTTACAACGCCACTAACTAATTTTTTTCTTCCCTCTTCTCCAAAACATAAATCTTTAGGAGAGTAACCTTGGTTTTCTAACATTTGATTTGATTTAAAATTACTATGCAAATATATATATTTTTCATATACAAACAAACTTGATTTGCGAATTGCGATTTGCAAAACAAACTTACTACGTAAGTCTGTGTCGGATACCGATTTTTTTTCTCTATATATATATATATATATTTACCTCCTTTTATTTTTTTTCCCACTATAGTTTCTCTTCTTTTTCGACATTATCGACAATAAAGAAATAAATAGTTAATAATCAATTAGTTAGAAAAATCAAGTCGTCGCAAAAACAACAGAATATATAACCAAAAATGTCGATTATAAAAAAAAAGAAGGACTTTTAGGTCCCTCTCATTTTTTGGTGGTGTCAAATTCTTAGTCACAACCACAACTCTCTCCCATCTCGGACATCATTTCTCCCATGGCATTACCTCTCGCTACAATAGAAATCTTCTCAGCAGTCCTAATAGATTTCTTCATTTCAGCAAGCTTGGCAATACCGGTTTGTCCATCAGGTCGGTTGTTAATTAACATACCATCGTTTACAGTTAAACCACTAAAGGAACCATTTGGTCTCTGTTGGTAGATACTGTTCTTTAAATTTAAAGGTTGTTTCATTTTGCAAAATTTTTAAAGTTCATCACAAAGATAGGTTTTTTTATTATCAGATAATTAGGGGTATTGGGCAGTACTACCATTTTGCGTGATCGATCCGGATCTGAAGATCGATTTTTTTTCGATAGTGGGGTTAACGTTTTCAAAAATACTTTCCGATTTTTTTGGCTTTTTGTTATTGGTTGCCGTTGCCGTTGCCGTTGCCGTTGTTATATCGGTTGCCGTTGCCGTTACATTGGTTACATTGGTTGCCGTTACATTGGTTACATTGGTTGCCGTTACATTGGTTGCATTACTATATATGAATATAACTTTGCATTGGTTCTAACTATACTCAAGTACTTTGCCGTTTGAACTTTGTAGTGTTTATAAGGGTTTACAAAGGTTAAACCTTTGCTTTGCACCCGATATATATATATAAGTATTAAGATACTATAAACTAACTACATAAACAAGCCCAACAAATAAAGGTATTAAAACAAATTTTAGGCAAAAATGAAAAAAGTTATATAAATATTTTTTTTATCCAAAATTTATCATTAATTTAGCCCTTGAATTAGCAGTTATGGTATCGCAAAGTAACCAATCTTTCACGTAACTACTTAAAAATCAAGTAATTAACAAATAAATTTTAAAGTCATGAAAAAAGTTAACACAAAATCAGTATCGGTTAAATTAACCAAAGAAGAAATCGCAGCGAAAAGATTATTAAACCCGCAATTTTCGCATTTAGTAAGTAAGCAAAAAAAGTTTGATGAATTGGCGTTTAAACGCGATGATTTCGCGGTTATGTTATCAGCCAAAAAAATAGTTAAAAACATAGATATTAAAGGTTATTCACTTGCAGAAAATATCAACCTAATTGAAAAGTGTATTTATACTATAAACTTTATCGCGAAAACTGATAAAAGTGGTTTATTAGTTAATAAAGACTTATATAATAGTGTAGTAAGTAGTGTAAGGAAAACTAAATCGGGCTTTTATAATGAATTCTATTTCGCCCAAATGGTGCAAAAAATTGCAACCTTACAAATCGCCAAAAAATGCGATATGAATACAGCTATTAACCTAATTGTAGCAAGTAAGAAATAACCTACAAAATAGGTTTATAAGGCTTTCCTATTAAAAAAGCCTTTCCTATATCATTTGCAAAACCTTGTCGCGGTTTATAGGCTTTAAACTAATGTTGCAAACGTTCTTTTCATATCGCTAAAATTTTGTCGTTACTTTCTGCAAACTAGCAGAAGCATAGTAATTCATAAAATCGCAAAGGTGATTTTATAGACTAAAATTGATATGTGGATATATTGATAAAAAACCATTAACAAATACTTTGGCAAAGTAGATGTTTCATGCAAAGGTAGTTAAAGCCTTGTACATTTGTAATGTACTAAAATTACGTCGTGTTTTATTGGTATACACGATAGGGTTGAATAGGTATAATGTACCGAAGTCAACACATAAGGGTACGTTGGGACTAATTGTTTACACGTGTGCGACCTTTATAGTAAGAAAGCCAAATGTATTTGGGCAAATAGATATGTGTAAACATATTTATCAAGGCGAATGTATACTCAAGAAAGACAGACAAACTAAGCCACTTCATGTGGCTTTTTTATATATATATTTCATCGTAAAACAAAGGCGTTGATTAGTCGAGCGTGGTTGTGAATCCATAAAACTAATTGGTGGAATAGGTAGCTAAGTCGGTGGATAACTTATATAGTTCCGAGTGGTTGCAGTTCGATTCTGCACTTAGCACTAAACTTTAAATTTAATCAACATGGTAAAAATTGAACAAGTAAAGAAAGGTGAATTTTTTAGAATGCCAAAGGGCAAAGAAACCTATCAAATGGAAGGTTATTGTCGCACCAACAAAAAGTATGTAGGTCAAGCATGGAGTGATATATCCAAGTGGACTTATAAAAAGAAAGGAACATTAGTATTAATCGATTTTGAATTTTAAATCATGAGACCAAGGATCAACAACAGAGTAGATGTTCAGTCAGTCATAGACAGCATTGAGCGTAGAGTAAAAGTATATTCCGAATGTATTCGGGATATCATGCAAAGTGAACAGGTGGAATACCAACAAGCAAAGCAATTAATAAACAAGCGAACAATTAACAATTTAATATTTAAATCATGAGACAAAAAGTTTGGGAACTATGGTTCATCACATCATTAGCAGTATTCGGTAGTCTATTCTTTATAGGCACAATGCCCGGGAGCGTAGACGCATTCCCGAATTTCCTATGGGCATTTATACCATCAGTTATTAACCTTGCAGTATGTTTATACTACAGCACAAAAGAGTCAACATTATGATAATATTCAATGTATTAATTAAGGGAGTTGAAGTTAAAAACATCAACTATTGTGAAGCATTTAGAACTGAAGAAGAAGTTGACAAGTTTGTGGAAAAAGTATGCTCACTTAGGAATTGGAATATCAAAAGTAGAATGGGTTGGAATGACGACAACGATATTGACGATAGGAGAGTTGAAGATAGTAATGGGAATACATACTACTTTGTAATTTATAGACAAACGATATGAGAACTGAACTAACAGACATCGAGAAGTGGCTCAAAGAGTACAGAAACCCAACATCACAAAGTGAGTGGTTGAAAGCCATGCGTGAACTTGAGAAAGTGCATAAGAAATACGGAACAATAGACATAAGTATAATCAAACAATTAATATCATGACAAAAGTATATCAAATTACGGAGTGTAGTTACGAAGAGTATGATCACAACAATGCATCATACACAATAGGCATATTTACTGATAAAGAAGTAGCAGAAGGTTTCTTATCTAAATTAAATAGTGACATGGAGAATAGATTGAATGAATTGTATGTAAAAGAAGAAGAGTTTGAAAACGATGAAGATAGAAAATTCAAAGATAAAAACGCTCTTTACAGTCCATATACTGAAGAATATGTAGAGATGGAGTATGAGATACGAGAGTTACAAAAAACATCGTACTACATGCAAGAATACAATATTAACCAATTATATAAATAATCATGAATGAATTAAAAGATTACATCGAGAAAGAATTGAAGTCACTCGACAGAGGTATTGTTGCTACTCCGGATACGAGAGAGCATTTAGAAAACTTTGCCAAGGCAAACAACGGTTCAATGGACATTATACTAATGCAGATGTCTATGAACTATGGGTATAAAATTGCATTAGAAAACCTTAAAGAATTAATATCATGAAGTATTCAGAAGTAAAACAGCTATTCGAGTTATTCGATGGCTACAAGAGTCAAGTAAGGAGAGCAGTTGACTCTATCAATGAAGGGTATGTTAGCATTGATGAGATGCTAAACGAAACCTATTTCCAACATGGAATTTATTACTATTCGTGTGATGACTTTGTAATCACACACGATGGTGATGTGCTTGATCGTGACGATTCGTTTTGGTGTGAGGGTAACGAAGAGTACTACCACAACGATGACATGGTGCGTGCGTACGAGGGTAGGAACGAGATGTGGTATAGTCAAAGCTATGTCGATAACAATGGTGATTTCGCATACTTTGATGGTGATTACTACGATGATTGTGCAAGAGATAGACATGACATTGTGTATGTAGAAGACACAAATTGTTGGGACTATCGAGACAATGTGTACTACCATGAGGATGCGGGTTACTATACATATCCTGAAGATCGCGAGGAGTATGTTCGTGGATACCATAATGGTAGCTATCGAAACATGTACTTTAGTAAGCAACCAAAGTATAAGATTGGCTTTGAGATAGAGAAAGAAGACGAAGATGTGCGTAACTCCATAGACATCGATACCTTCGAAGACGTTACTGACTACAAGTGGCGTAAGGAGAAAGATGGTAGCTTATCAGATGACTCCGGATATGAACTAATCAGTCCTACCTTTGAGTTCAACATCAATAAGATATTCGAGCATATCGAGAGTAACGATGAGTTAGTCAAGCATATCAATGCGAGACATACCAAGTCATGTGGTGGGCATATCCATTTGTCGGAGGAGGGACTGTCGGGCAATGATTTGTTTGAGAAGATCAAGGGTTACACTCCATTGTTCTATGCCTTGTACTACGGCAGAGTAGATAAGAACTACTGCAGAGGTAAGAAGAACGATGACTTGCAGAATGATAATGAGAAATACCAAGCTATCAAGATACATCACGATAGGGTTGAGTTTCGTATCATCAGTGCAGTGCCGAGTGTCAATACGTTGAAGTGGAGAAGTAAGTTACTTATGATGGCTATACAAAACCCTACTGATGACGTTATCAAAGCGTACTACAATGTAGATACCAAGTTCACCAAGTTACTCAAGCAAGTGTACAATGACGACAAGCTTCAAGACTTGAAGCACAGGTTCATAAACTACACACAACAATTCGAAGGATTAGATATTAAATAACAATTAAAAATTAAAAATCATGTGCATAGCAATTTTAAACACAAAGAAAGCAGGTAGATTACCAAAGTCTCACATCAAGAACTCATGGGACAACAACGAGATGGGTTCAGGACTATTGTGGACAAAGAACAACAAACTAAACGTATTCAAGACGTATGTTTACGAGGACTACATTGACAAGTACAATGAGTTACGTGACGACAAAGATGTCGGCAGTATAGTGCTTCACTTCCGTATAGCTACGAGTGGCTACAAGGGTGAGCATAACCTTCACCCATTCTTAGTCAATGACAACTTAGGGTTTGTACACAATGGGGTTATCAAGGGATTGGGCAACAAAGAGTTCTCTGATACCTATGAGTTCAACGACATGTTGAAGAAGTTCAAGCATGACTTTACATCGTGTGACATGAGTAAGTATTTCATATCAGAGTACATTGGGTATAGTAAGCTTGTGTTCTTAAACGCTGACGACAAGCATACTATCATTAATGAGGAATTAGGCAAATGGGTCGATGGCAATTGGTACTCAAACGATTCGTACAAGCAGTACAATGACTATTCATACTACGGCAACACCAAGGTATCAAAGTCCGCAAAGTCAACTGTCTGCGAAACCTTAGACGATTGGGATTACGAATGGGGATCTTGTGGCGTAGACTATGTAAGTGCAGAGGATGAGTGGGAAATGTATGAGTACATCTGCACGATATACGGACTTGAGCCGGAGTTGGAGTCTACTTGGGATGACATTGAGTACTACATGGTGTTACACAATGTTCAAGACATACCGGGATTGTACAAAATATTAACCGATGATATATCATAATCATGATGAACACATTATTAAACATAGAAGAGTCCCCGGTGTTCGGGGATTCTTTAAGCATTAGCTTGAGAGATGGTTATTGGAGAATTAACAATAAGCCATTATCAAAGTGCAGTATAGTCAAGCAAACTCTGTTTGACCAATACCTAAAGATGAAGCTTATTAAGTTACCAATAGTAAAAGAAAGTAGCTTCAAGCATAGAGCTAAACAAATAAAAGACACGTATAACTATAGCTTTAAGATACGTGAGCAGAATTGGATTGGAGACTATCCAAACATTGAGTCAGTAACCTTTAATCGTAAATAAAAATGAAGAAGTATTTAGTATGTTATTGGGTTGAGCGTAACGATGTTGCGACAGACCTTGAGGACATTGTCGAGGCAGACAATATCAGCGAAGCACTTGAGAAGTTCAAAGCTTCAACAGTATTCAAATCAATAGATAGTATTAGTGAAACAATAAACTTTGAATTTATACCATGAAAAAAATAATACACGTGAATCAGCACGTAATCAAAGCCAATAGAAAGAATGGGGTTGAGAACCCTGTTCTTACTATTAAGACCTACAAGGATAACATTTATGCCCATGAGGTAGAGGTATTAGGACCGAGTAAGATTATGTATAGTCCGGATAAACCTTTGTCATGTGGCGCTCATGTATGGATTGAAACTCAAGCAGATGTATTAATAATAAAATAAAACAAAATGAAAGAAATAACAAAACCAAGGTTTATAGCATTGACAGCATTGCACAATAAAAAAACAATCTATCTAAATGTAGATATGATTGGAGACATATGGCAGGGTGAAGGCTTTTCATCAGTAGGTCATCTAACCCACAACAATGGTGGGTTTAGAGTCACACAAGACGTAGAGGAAATATTAGATTTAATAAACAACAATTAGAAATTATGGGAAGATATTATTCAGGAATGATTGAAGGTAAGTTTTGGTTTGGACCGCAACCAAGTAATGCAGCGGGTAGATTCGGTGGCGAAGAATGTGAACCACAGTACATTGAGTACTATTTTGATGAGGATCATTTAAAAGAAGTGAATGAGGAAATTGAGGAAATTATTACTACCTTAGGGGACAAAAAGAAAATCATTGATGACTTCTTTGAGGGTAAAATATCCTACAAAGATGAGGACTTAGAAGCCATTGGTATAACTGAGGATATGCTTAGGGATTATGTAGACTTAAAGTTAGGTATACAGATCCGGGACTGCATAGTAGAGAAAGGTCATTGTAATTTTGATGCAGAGTTATGAGAGCGTATACCACAACAATAAGTAATCACGGAGGGTTTAACATAAATTCAAACTATCATTATGAAAATACATTTAAAATTTAACCACAAAAAAGACGACACATTGGAGGCTATTGACAGCCAATACGATGGGGAAACAGTAAATAAGATAATCGAAGATATAATCAAAGATTATTTATTAGACGACAATATTAATAAGCAAAGCCAACTATGTGAGCTTATGCATAATAGATTAGACTATGAGATTATACTATTCATGGCTATGCATTCAGTATTAGATAGAATAAGTTTAGCAGAGGCAAATGCATTAAAAGAAAAACTAATAAAATTTTTAGAAGATGAAGGTATTTAGAAT